TATACTATTATCAAGAATATCTCCATTATTAAGTAACAAATTACTGTTTAAATTTGTTAACGATTTGCGAGCGGATTTTTCAAAATTTGTATCATATTCTTCAACGTCATATGGATTACACGCAAACGGATATTCATTTTCAACAATAAAAAACTTCTGACCTAATACTTTATTAACAATGTATTTTTTGTTATCAAATTTCATTTCAAAAATATCGTCAAAAGTATAAACCTCTTTTTCTTCTTCTGGTTTTTTAAATTTTTCTCCTGATTCATCGCTTACAATATTTGAGATAAACTGGTCCAATATTATTTTGGTTAATTGAATTTTTTTATTTTGAGTTAATGATTGATAAACGGATACAGAATTTAGCGTTTCAACCTTTTGGCAATATAAATAAATTTCATCTAATGATATATTTTTTTTTAATTCAATAAAAATTTTGGCTTTTATGGTTCCAATAGAATCGTCGAAATGGATATATTCTTCTGAAAATTTTAATAAAATTTTTTCCTTTTTTATCTGTTCAAGTTCTTCATCCGAAAATATTTTCTTAAATAATTCTTCTTCTTTTTCATTAATTTTTTTCCCATTAAAAACATATATTGTATTTATTGAACCATTAACAAGTAGTTTTACTTTATATATACGTTTATCTAAAGATGGTTGCTCTGTATTCAGTGGATTTATTTGTATCGTTTTTGACATATATATAAATATGTTTTATTATTTTTAATTTAATTAAATACTAATCAATTAAAGACAAATCAATTAAATTAAATTTTTCGTTTTAATGGTTTATTTCAAACCAAATCATAATATGGATTATCGTTTATAGTCATACCACAGTATTCTTGAGGATTTTTCTTATAATCTATAGGGTCATATATACCTGCTTGTTTGGCGTTTTCTAATAAGAATTTAAAGTTCTGCCAAAATTCTTGTTTATGACCAATTGATACTGTCATTATATGAGATAGTTCGTGCAAAGCAACAAAAGTGAGAGTATTAATGTCAATTAATTTATTACCCTTTTTCGTAGTATTTAAACAAAATGCTAATTTCTCACCTTTATTTTCACTAAACGCAGTTAATTCACTAGTAGGTAAAGTTTCGCTTATTTTTTTAGGATTGAACCCTTCGACAAGTCTTTTGGAACGTGTATCATCCGGATGTTTAGATTTCATGTACGCTACCATATCTTTCATTTTTTGAGTAACTTCTGCTAGTAGGTTTGCTGCTAACTCAAGTTTCTCTCTTTCTCTAACGCAATACCTATTTCCGTCTTTTGAAGCAATTATGCACTTTAAATTATAATCGTCTGATTGGTAATAAATTACTAAACAAAAGAAAAGAATAAATATTACAAAAATATAAAAAAATATGTTGTGCTTTTCCATATATATCTACTTTTAAAAAAAGAATAACAAAAAAGAATATTAGATTTATACTTCTTGAATTTCTGTTTTAACGTCTTCTTTAACGTGTTCTTTAATTTCTTCTACGCGGTTAGAAAGGTCTTTATATGTATCATCTGTATCATTGTATTGTAAATTGGTTTTCATATAAGCAGAATAAAATACGTATTCGTCTGTATGGGCTATTTCATATACATTTGCTAATTTGGTCAATATAAATAAAATATATGTAATCAATGACGTTGTTGTTTGAGTTCCAATGTAATATTCATTTACTACAATGCCGCTTAAAATAGCGTTTATTGCGTATATGAAAATCATACAATAAGCCCCTCTTTGGTAATCCCTATCTATTTCAACCAATTTGTCTTTTTTATCGCCCGTCAAAATTTGTAATGATTTTTCGACCGATGCGTTGTCAGATGGTAATTTAGGGTTTACGTCCAAGTATTTTATAAATCTGTTTTCTCTCTTTATTTCTAAAAAATAAAAGGGGCAAAATGCGAATAGGGTTATAAAATTAAATACGATTGCCACGTTATATAAATCAGACTCCCATGTTAAGTTCTCGCTTATGGAACACATATGGTCGTCGCATTTTTGAGGGATAAATAAAATTAATAAAGAGCAGGATATTACACGGTATAGTTCAATTAACACGCTAACTATTACGCTATTTCTTTGAGAAGAGTCTTGATTATCAACTACTTTTTTTACTTGTAAAGTATTTGTTGGTTCTTGTTTTACTTCTACAATTTTTTCTACAATTTGTTTTACTTCTACAATTGGTTCATGATTTACTTCTACTTGAATGACGACGTCGTGTTTGGTTTCGTCAAGTTCTTCCTTTTTAACAACTAATTCTGTTTCCATTATATTATATAAAAATATAAAAACGAAAATAATTAAAATAATGAATAAAATTGAATGATTTTTTATAATATTCTTAATTAAATAAAAGAATGTTTTCAGAACATCCTAAATCGAAATTTTGGTCTGATATAAATTTGGTAAAACCGAATGAAGTATCCTTGAATTCGCATAAGAAATTCTGGTTTGATTGCGAATGCGGTCATAAATTTGAAAGTAATTTATTGAATATTAATAAAGGAAATAATTGGTGTCCTTATTGTAGCAAACATGCAATAAAATTATGCGAAAATAATGAGTGTAAATCTTGTTTTGAAAAATCTTTTGCATCTAATGAAAAATCAATATATTGGTCTAACGAAAATAAAGTAAAACCGAGACAGTTATTTAAATCTACTGATAGGAAACAATTTATATTCAATTGTGTATGCGGTCATAAGTTAGAAATGGTTATTAAAAATATTACAAGTAAAGGCCATTGGTGCTCATATTGTTCTCATCAAAAATTATGCGAAAATAATGAATGTGAAATGTGTTTTAATAATTCATTTGCTTCAGTAGAGAGAAGTAAGTTTTTACGCGATAAAAATATTAACTCAAGAACTCTTTTCAAGAGTACTAATAAAAAATTTGAATTTGATTGTGATGTATGCAATAAAGTATTTGCTTGCCAATTATCAGGTATAACAAAAGGCGTATGGTGTTCATTTTGTGTAAATAAAACAGAATTAATTTTATTTGATAAGTTAAAAGAAAAATATATTACTTTAAAGACACAATATAAAGTTGATTGGTGTAAAAATATAAAACATCTTCCTTTTGATTTTGTAATTGAAGAGAGAAAAATAATTGTGGAACTTGATGGAAAACAACATTTTGAACAAATTGGTAATTGGCTTTCTCCTGAAGAAACAAGAAAAAATGATTTATTTAAAATGAAATGTGCAAATGAAAATGGATTTTCTGTAATAAGAATTTTACAAAAAGATGTTTATAAAAATAAATATGATTGGTTAAGTGAATTGTGTAAAAATATTGAAAAAATTACAAATGAAAAAAGTGTTCAAAATATTTATATGTGTAAAAATAATGAATATAAAGATTTTGATATTTAGAGTTAAAAATTTTATGGTGACAAAAATTATGATATTGCTTCATTTTTTGTTACCATTTATGCTTATTGAGCACCAGACCCCAACTCCAAAGGAATTCTCATAAAATCTGGCTCAATTGTTGAATTATTCCATGGGCCCACAGACAATTGGGGGTTAGGAGGTTCAGATCTAATTTGGAGATTAGCGTTTCTCAAACTTTGCCCGACAGTATCGATACCAATATGGTAACCAGCCTTAAGCAAGTTAACGTTAGCCAACTCACCTTTACCAGAGGGGTTCAATTGAGCCCATTGACTGTTGCTATCATTGGGTAAAAGTTCGGCAGGGTTTTGAATATTTGGTTGAGAGCACGAAGAAGGAACACCAGGCATACTAGTTTGAACACCATTAGCGTTAGCAAAAACTTCGTTGCCGTTAGGGTCGGCAGGTCTCACGCCGGCAGACATTTCTGCGTTGGTATTTTTATACTGTTGTTGCATTTGAGCATTAGATTCAGAACCAGGCATGCCCTTAGCGCCTAAATAACCTGCAAAGACTGCAACTCCATAGGCTATAATTAATAAAACAATAATTGCTCCAATTCCATAGTCATTCCATAGTTTCGTTAAAGAGACTGTCATTATATAAAATTAATGATAAAATAATTTTTAGAATACATATTAATTATTCTAAACATTTGCTTAAAATATTTATAAATAGATGAATGAATGAAATTTATTAATTTACAATCCTTCCAATTCACTTTCGGAAACTTCGTCAATTTCATCATCAATATCACTATCACTATCATTCAAATTTTCAATCATATAAGTTTTCTTAATTTTCTTTGCTTCTAAATATGCTAAAAGAGCATTTTTTTTTGCTATTTTGGCTTTATTTCTTGCTTCTTTATATAATTCAAAATAAACTTGATTCGGTTTTTTAAGTTGTATTGTTTCTAAATTATTTCCTAAAGAAAAATCCAATTTATTAAGTTCTTTTAATTCATTCGGGTTATCATCAATATCTTCAGTCAATTCTTCAAAATCTAAAGAAATGCTTTCTTCACTTGAATTGGATAGTCCTTTGTTTTTTTCTGTTTCAATCATAATATCAATTGATTCTAAATCTTCTAAAGTATTGTTTATTTGTTCTTCTTTAATTGTATCTTTTTCTAAATTAAACCTCTCATATTCTTCTTCATGACTTTTATTATTTTGTTCGATGATTAAGTTGTTTTCATCGGTTTCCCCATTATCTTCGAATTCTTCTAAAATATGTTTTTGAGTTTGACTTTGTATTTGACTTTGTATTTGACTTTGTATTTGACTTTGTATTTGACTTTGTATTTGACTTTGTATTTGCTCTGGTTTTTTGTTGAATTTAATTAAACAGTTATCAAATAACGGTTCATTGTCTAAGACCATAACTTGCTTAAGTTCTATTTCAATTTGAAAATTTCTTGTTGTAAACTTAATCCCTTGTATTTCTAAAATAGAGATAACATTCGTTTCACTAGTTACGTCTTCCATATTTAAAGCAATCTGGTGTTCGTTATAAATTTTAACGGCAGGTAAATTATTGGCATTGTTCTTAATATTTGTTCTTACTAAATAAAACTTGCCTGATTTATATACGCGTATTGTAGAACTAAACGCGGATTCAATGTCGTTTTCTTCTAAACTATTTTGAAACCACGATTCTCTCTTTTCGAAAATTAATTTTTGACATTTTTCTTCTAAATTTTCAAACCAGTGTATAAGAGATTCCGCGTTTTTGTCAAACATTAAGTCGACGTAATATTTCTTTCCACTCTTAACAAACCCTTGTCTTGATTGACTTTTTATTGTCTGAATATATAACGGTTTTTTATTATATTCAATTTTAGTAAAATATGCGCCACCTTGGATTCCAACGGGATGAGCTAAAGTAAGATTTGAAAAATTAAATGTTTCGTCTGGTTCAATTATATTATCCATATTTACTGAAAATACAGAAAAATTAAAATTTATTAACACGCATAAATTTTATAAAATAAATATAAATAATAATTATGAAAGACTCATTGGTACAGCAATGTTTAGATATATTAAAGAGGGATGATATAAAAAATGAGTTTAAAATGTTATTAAAACCAGTAATAGACTTTATTCTTTATGAAATTAACCCTTATATTTATATAACGGTATCTTTAGTATTCTTAATTTTTATAATGATTTTAGCAATACTCGTAATTCTAATTATGTTATTACGTAATAGACAAATTTTATCAAAAATTTTTGAAAATAAACAATAAACCAAAATCTGTTAATTAATATTGGTTTAATTTTTTATTCTCATCCATTTATATATGTCAAGACACAGTCGTAGTCGCAGCCGTAGTCTAAGTCGCAGTCGTAGTCGTGGACGCAGTCGTGGACGCAATTTAAGTCGTAGTTATAAAGGTGGTGCTAATTATACTTCCGCAACTACATATGGTCAACATGTTAATGGTGGAACAAATGACCAATTTGGAAGAGTTTTTAATCAAGGTGGCGATTTTGCCGGTAGACAAAGCAATGTACTTATTGGCGCTCAAGGACAATGGGGTCAATCTCCTAACATGCCTTCTGCTCAAAACTTGGCTTTAGTCCAAAAAGCAGGCAAGAGTAGAAAGCGTGGCGGATTTTTGGGTCCTATAATTAATCAAGCAGTCGTTCCATTTACTCTTTTAGCAATGCAAAATAGATATGGAAAAAATAGACATGGAAATAAAATGGGCGGAAAAACCCGAAGACACCGAAGATATTAATGTATTAATATCGTTTGCTAGATTAAATAAATCGCTATTCTAATAATAATATTTTATTTTATATTATTATTAATGAGTTTTGAAAATCAAATACAACAATGGGTTCAAATAGATAATCAACTTAAAGACTTGAGTGAAAAGGTAAAGAATTTACGGGATAAACGCAACACATTAGAAGAAAATATAACAACTTACGTATCAACAAATAATCTCTCTAACGCAACGGTTAATATTAGCGACGGTAAACTTAAATTCGTAAATACAAGAGTGCCTGAAACAATAACATTTAAATATTTAGAAAAAACATTGGGTGAAGTTATAAAAAATGAATCGCAAGTGAAACTAATAATGGAGCATATTAAAGTAAAAAGAAATATTAAAATTGTTCCAGAAATAAAGCGCTTTTCTAATAATTAATTAATATATAAATAATTTATATGGAACATACGAATTATATAGGGGCAGGAGAATTAGTTTTTAATACGGATGAAGAAAATGGGATTTATTCTAGCGGGTTTGACGTAAAATCTATTATGATGAAAGCAGGTATGTCACCAATAATGACATTAAATGACCAAACAGGTCAAAGTGGCGGAGGCGACATGAATAAGGTTTCGGATTTATTTGAAAGTTTAGTTATACCAAACTGGGCGTTAAGTTATAATAGTAGAATAATTGGTGGTAACAAAGATATTAAGGATAAATATGATGACAGTGATGATGAACGTAACGAAGATATAGACGATGATTTACATGATAAATTATTGAACCTTGTTAGAGAGCACGATATGAAAACGGATAAAGAGAAAACGGATAAAGAGAAAAAAGGCGGAAAAAGAACAAGAAAAAGCGTAAAAACAAAAAAAAATATTACTAAAAAGAAGAAATAAAAAGAAGAAATAAAAAGAAGAAATAAAAAGAAGAAATAAAAAGAAGAAATAAGTATTATATTAAATTATACGGTTAATATAATATGTTTTTTAGGGTAATTGACCATTATGATGATAATGAAGATAACAATATAAAAAATAATAATGATGACCTTGTTGAGTGTTTTGTTTGTTATGAAATAAAAAATGAAAATAATTACGTTCCAATAAAACTATATAAACAACAATATTACAAAAAAAGATGTAATTGTGATGGTTTTATACATAAAGAGTGTCTCGATAAATGGTTTCGAACAAATAAAAATTGTCCGATATGTAGAAATAGTATATTTGAAAACATTGCTTTAGACATATCAATTGTAAATAATAACAGATTCGGTCACATAATATTTTATTTTGTTTTACTAAAAAAAATTACGGCACCATTGTTTAATTATTTTTCATACTTATTTTTCATTGTTCTTGTTTTTAAAACGTATTTATCTGTTATGGATAAATATTATTTTTTATATAATCATGTAAGTGATGACTACAATGTTGCTGAAATACAATAATGATACTGCGTAATAAATTATTATTATTATTACTTAAAACAAGCGCATATTAATATTACTATATGAACAATATAGATATTTGGAATATTGACTTTAACATTTCAAATGAAGAAATTATAGATAATTTTTTTAAAAATAAAATAGATTTATCTTTATTAAATTTGTTAAAATCTAAAAGTGAATATTCCATTGAAGAACAATTTGTTTATAATATTGCTTTATTCCACTTTAATAGACTTAATATTAAGTTAGATGCTGATGTTTTTGTGGAATTCTGGTTTAAAACCGCTTCAGATACAGATAATTTTCATTTAGATTGCGACGAGTTTAAACGTAGTCGTGAAGGTAAATACGTACATCCATTATTATCTTGCGTTACGTATTTAAATGACCACAATTGTCCTACTATTTTAACTGGCATTGATTATGACACATATAAATATAAAGAATTTGAAGAACAAACCTCATTATTTCTTTCATTTCCAAGATTTGGAAAACATATCACTTTTGAACCCAATAAATTTCACGGTATTTCAAATATATTTAATAATGATAATCATAAAAAACCTAGATATATGCTAGCAATTAATTTATGGGATAAGAAACCTGAAACTGTTCCTTACTATGATGCGACTGAGAACGAACGTGGTAAACTTGAAAATACTGCGCTTATAACGAATATTTCTAAAACAGATAATCCTTTTGAAACTATTATTGTATCGGATAAAATTATAAATTTTGATTTATTTGAACGATTATTATACCATAAAGAAAAAAATTTATTTTTAAGGTTTGAAGAATTTATTTCCGAAAATAATAGCAATCACAGTTTTAAAATTACATTGAACAAAGAAACTGAAAAAACGAAATTAGAAAAAGAACTGAAAAATAAATACGGCAATATTATTGACGATATTAATTCTATTATGGATGAGACTGTAGTTATTCGTTATAATAGGTTTTTGCAACGTTTTAGTTACCCAAAAATATTTACAAATGATATTTGTAGGTGGATCATAAATGAATCAGAAAATTACGCAAATAGTAATGGAGGATGGACTACAAAAAGGCACGTTAAATACCCTACTACAGATTTGCCAATTGAAAATATAAAACCTGTATTTCCTTTTATCGTTGAAACGTTCAAAACTATCGCTGATAAAATTAAAAAGTCTTACAATTTAAATGATGATATTAAATTAAATTTTGTGGACGTTTTTATTGTAAAATATAAACACAATGAACAAAGTTTTTTAGAATTACATAAAGATGGGTCTTTTTTGTCATTTAATATTTTATTGAGTAGCCCAGATGAGTTTGAGGGTGGGGGAACTTATTTTGATGATGGATTAACAATGACTCCAGAACAAGGTGAATTAACAATACATAGCAGTAAAATTAAACATGCTGGTCTTCCTATTACAAAGGGAACAAGGTATCTACTTGTAGGATTTGTAAACCTCGATTTATTACTTAAGGCAAACGATTAATCGTATAACCATATTATTTGGACGGCGCCTCGCGTTCCTGGAGTGGCTGCTACTGAAGAATCAGAATCTATCCCGCCATTCCCAGGATTACCAAATGTAGATAAATTAGGATACGCATTAGGCATTCCGCCGTATGTGGTTGAAATTGGTGTTCCATTTGCTCCAGGTTCACCCGGCCTAGAATTTGCACCATTGTCTGCTCTAGCGTTTGCACGGGTTCCACCAAAACCTAAATTTCCTCCAGCTACCTCTAGTATTGTATTAGTACTATTAGTACTATTAATGGTAATGATTGTAGTACCTCCAGTAGTACCATTATCACCATTTTTTCCATTATTAGTAGAGTTACTTTGTCCAGTAGCATTAGTTTTCGCAGAGTCGCCATCGCCTGCTAATCCACGGTCACCCCCAACACCTATCGTTATATTAATAACATCAGTTGCTAATACTGCTCTATTTAAAACAACCCCATATTTTCCGTATCCTCCTGCCCCCCCCTTACCTCCAAATGCACTTGAAAAGTTGCCATCCCATGATGTTGCGCTTGCTTTACCACCGCCTCCACCGCCGCCTCCACCACCTCCAACAGCAATAACATTTATTGATTTGCAACCAGTAGGTATTCGACAATTGAGAGAAGTATCTATTATAATTCCAGTATTACGAGCAGTTGCTAAATTATATAAATCTCCTGACGGACCAGAATAACCAAAAGGTATTGGTCTTAAATAACTAAAATTAGTTGTTGATTTAGGCAGAGGAAATCCAATATATCCTTGATATGTCTGGTTTGCTGTACTAATGCCACTACTATCATATATTTGATTTAGTGGTATGTCTTTATAAGAATAATTTGATGACATAATATATAATATATTATTTTATTATTTTCATTTAAACATAATAAAATGATAAAACATAATACTTAATGTCATTTATAGAAAACTTTTTATATGTTAATAATTCTTCAATTTGTAAACAATTATGTAATGATATAATTGGTCTATTTGAGGAACAAATCGGAAAGTTTGAAGGACTAACCGCAAGTGGTCTTAATAAAAATATTAAAGACACAACTGATTTTATTATTCCTAGAAAAGATACTGATCAAGAAACCATAAAAAAATGGGAAAGAATTGATAAATTTTTAGTAAAAGAATTAGATAGAAATGTAAAAAAATATATAAAAAATTTAAATGCCAAAATGAATATTATCGAAGAAAATTCTGATTATAAATTTAATATATGTTCTAGTAATGCGTTAGTAACAAATGAATTTATGGTTCAAAGATACATTAAAAATAAGGGTAGATATATATATCATAATGACGCACGTATTGAATGGAATAATAAAAAATATAGATTAATTACCTATTTGTTTTATTTAAATACTGTTGATGAAGGTGGTCAAACCGAATTTTGGGGTGAATATAAAATAAAACCAGAAGCAGGTAAATTAGTATTATTCCCCGCTTCTTGGGTATATCCACATAGGGGAATGATGCCTATCTCTAATAACAAATATATTATAACTGGTTGGTTATACGTTCAAGAGAAGTAATATTCTAATTAAAATGACCCCCAAGTGTCGTAGTTAAAGGGTGAAACCAATATTTGGTCTACTTTATTTTTCCAGAAATCGACTCTTTTTTGGAAGGCAATATCTTTTTCCGATTCTGGATAAGGCGTTGCGGTTTTCATAAGTTCTTCTTCTTGTTCTGTAATCTTCGGTTTATTGCCATAACAATTTACGCCAAATTTAACTTGTTGATTTGCTATATATCCACCATTTACGCCGGGTCTTCCACAATCGTTTTCATGTCCCTTTGTCTTTTGTAATTTATTATATGTTTTTTGTTGCGTTGGGAATAACGCTAATTGATTCGCAGACCAACCATAATTACACCATTCGGCACCATTATTATATGCTTTTTCAACTTGTTCATAAGTCGCCAACTCCGACCCATATGCTTTACATACAGCCTTGGCATTTTCATAATTATAATAGTTCCCGGGAATATTGAAAACTTGTTTTTTAAATTTAATTTCTGGAACAGGTGCTGGTTTATATGTGCTTTGGTCAACGACAATATCAATTTGAGGATTATTTGTAAACAAATTTTGAATATATGCCGTTATATTTATGCTAAAAAAATATTGAAAAGCATTTATAACAATTAATACAACCAAAATAGCGACTATAATACCTCCCATTATATTTGAACTATCGCCATCAGCAGTAGTAGAACTACTATTTACGCTAGTACCGTTTCCTAAAGAGGACGAAAACACATAATAAGCAACAATAATTAATATAATAACAATAAAAACCATTGGATTTAAAACGTAACTATTTAAATAATTATACATATTCACTGGGTCGGTTGTTGATGTTGTGTTTACTACTTCCATTTATAATATATAAATAGTTAAAATAATATATTATAATAAAATATCTTAAATCGTTGATTTTTTTCTATAAAATAAAACATATGCTTTTGGAGATATAATTGATTCTTGAACACCCACTTCGGATACGCTCGTATCGTTAAAATGATACCACTTTCCATTCGCATTTTTAACATACGCTGTATAATGCCCGCCCATAACGCCTCCACTGTGATTACAAACTCCGTATAGTTCATATTTGTAACTTTCCTTTTTATATCCAATAACATATTCGGATAAATCTAAATTATCAAAAGGGAATGTTATTAATATTTGGTTTTTTTGAAATTGGGCATTAAATCTTTTAAAATCAATTACCAAAATATTTGGGAACGACCAGAACAGTATTTTTTTTCTTATATTTATCCTCTCTTTGGTCTCTTCATTAAACCATTTATTATCACCTGTTAATGTTTCGCCTTCTACATAAAGGTTAAAACAGTCTATTAGTGATGGCGATTTGTTATTTTCAGGTATAGGTAAATCAATCATAAAATAGGGTTCTGGCGTAGTTTTAATTTTTTCATTTGTATCTAAATTTGTTATTTCTGATACGTGAACGGCGTAAAATAAATTCCAAACTTCCGAATATTCTTTCGAATACATATTTTTAATCATTTCAAAACATTGAATAGCAATCTTATCCGTGTCATTTTCTGGTTTTCCGGATATAGTCATTTTTATTTCTCTCGATAATGAAGTATGAAAACAATCGATTAAAAACAAAAGAAACTCTGGGAGGTCATTTTGAGAATATCCGGTAAACATTTCAAGACCCTTTACTTGCGCTACTTTTTGAATGGTTTTAATAAATTTACCAGGTGAAATTATACAATTATCGTTCCACATTATTTTTCTTAAATTGTCCCATTCAATAAGAAGGGTGGAATCACTTTTTCTGTTTAGTTTACTTTTATATGTTTCTAGATCTAAAAATGAATTCAATTCATATGTATGCGACATAATTTGCATACACGAATTTATAAAACAAGTATTCCCCAAATTTCCCAGGCCACTCAACCCTTTATTTTTGTATTTTTCAATGTTCATATTTTAATAATATAAATACAATTATATATTTAAACATATTTCACAATATATATTATATGAATAACCATTTAAATCAAGTTTATTCAAATATCAGTAATGAACACCTTTTACTTATAGATATTTTAAATAATATGTATAACGATAATTTGAGACAAATTAGTAATTTTACGAATTCAATAAATTCTTTGAATGAATCAAATTCTCAAATTAGAGGTTTACTTTTTCAAATACTTTATAATCAATCTAGGCGCAATAATAGGAATAATGCGACTTATTTGAATAACGCGAATAGCGTGATGAATAATTCAAATAGATTTTTAAATTTTAGAGAGAATCATAGAGACCATACTAGTAATAATCAGAGTCGCACATTTAGACTTGGAAGTTTTGTTTTTGATAACCCTGTGTACAATGATTTAAATACTTTTAGAGGTATTCCAATAAGTAATAGTAATGCGAATAATACGAATAATGCGAATAATACGAATAATGTTTTAAATCAATTATATCGGGCATTTTTAGAACCAGTAGAAATTTACCCTACACAAACACAGATAGAAGCAGCCACAAGACGCGTAAGATATTCTGATATCGTTTCTCCAAAAAATAGAAGTTGTCCAATCGTCATGGAAGATTTTAATGATAATGACATGGTTAGCGTTATAAGACATTGCGGTCATATTTTTAATACGGATGAATTAAATAGATGGTTTTCTTCTAATTGTAAATGTCCAGTTTGTCGTTACGATATTCGTAATTATAATTCAACTGCTTCTTCTGAATTTTTTAATAACGGAAACCAAACAGCTGTAAATTCAGAGAGTTCAGAGAGTTCAACGCCGAATAACAACATTCAAAATAGTTCTTCAAGTAGAGATGAAGAGAGGTTAATAAATGAGTTAGATGATAATTTTATTGATAATTTTATAAATTTATATAATAGATCAGATAGTTCGGGCAATGCCACTACGCATAATCCTTCTTATTTATTCAGATTATTGCGGCGACATTAACCGTTATGAATGCCAATAACAATAATAATGATCCAGGTTTAACCTGATAAATGCTAACAAATAATATATTATATTGATAAAAATAATATAAAGATAAAACTATTATTATATTATTATAGAATGAGCACTAATAAGAGATCAGGAAATAAGTGGACTGTAAAGGAATTTTTGGATTTACAAAGAGAGTATGAACTGTTGGAATGGTCGATTCAAGAGATTGCTGAAAAGCATCAAAGAAGCATAATTGCTATATTGTTTAAACTTGAAAGTGAATGTTTAATTGATTCTTGGGAAACGGCAAGAGGATATAGTGTGTACGCGGTAGTTAACGAAGAAGAACAGGATGAGGATGAGGATCAAGATGAATACGAGGAAGAGGAAGATTGTTGCAGCGAAGAGAATTTTTGCGAAAGTAAAACCACTAAACTAACAAGACGAGTTGCTAATTTAGAAAATAATATGAAGGAACTAACAATTGCCGTTAATAAATTATGCGATAATATTATTTCCAATAAAACTAGTAACAAGCAATTCTCACAAGATTATTAATAACTAAACGCTTACAAACTTAGTATTCATTAAAAAAATAATTTTAATGAATAATTTTTAATAGAATACTTATATCAGAACGGTTTTTATTTCTTTATAAAATAATTATCCAAACTTTTTAAACCCGCCTTCTCGTTATTTGTTACTCTTAAATATTCATCAAATAATAAAGTTTTTATTTCTTTACACCTTAACGTTTCTAATTTTTCTTCAAATTTTTCTGGATTATCATAATACTCCTTTTTTAACACATCCACGTCTTTCTTAAATTGTCTAAGTTTCGGTTGCTTTTTTTGCATAGTCCATATCTTTTCTAATACTAAAGCATACACTTGCTGAACCGGTTTCATAATTTGATTTGTAATATAAAACGAATAATCGATTTTTAATCCGTTTTCTTTAATAAATGTAGGGGTTTCTATTTTCTCACCTTGCAGTGCTTTCTTATCGTTCGTAACTATATAGACAAATGGAATTCTATCTCCCGAACTTGGTTTACTTCCAGGGTCACGCGCCGTAATTCTATCTGCTAAAACTTTGTGAGCAATTGACTTTGGATTTTTATAACCAGAACGTAGCGATTTCGTTATGATGAGTTTTTCCATCGGATATTTTTCTTCCACTATATTTTGTAAACAACTTTTTAAGAAATCAATCGCTTCTTGAATATTCTGTTTCTTCATTAGGATATCAATAATACCTCCATAAATGTCTTTTACTATAGGAGCATTGTCACGTCTTTTTAATACAATACCCATTTCCTTTCTCTTACATTTATTTACATCATGTTCATAAAGCATGCCGACATATCTTTTCTTAGACAATAAACAAAACGGCATGAATGTTTTTTCATATTCAAAATCATGAGGTGATTTTAAGAATTTTGCCGATATATCGCCAATCTTCTGCGCTAATTCAATTGTTATTTCTAATGCTTTTTTACCACGTATAAGTGTTCCGTCTAATTCTTCTAAATTAAACGTATAAAATACAGAATCCGTGTCGCCGTATATATATTCTGCGCGTGTCTTAACCTTACCATAATTGGTCGTATCGCAAATATTATTTCCGTAACATTCTTCAATTATTCTTTTACCGTATGTCAATAATTTGCGTCCTGTTGCAGTTGTACATGCCGCAATATCTTTCTCATAAAAGGTGCTTGTTTTTGCTCCACATTGTCCATAAAGAGAGTTTGCCGTTACTTTATAACCAAGTTGTCTTTGGTCTAAAACATTTTTCATAAACTCATCTGTTTGTAGAGGAATTAATTTTCTCGTATCTTTTCTTGCTTTTAATAATTCTTTCAATATGGAAGGCATAATTGCTTCACCATCGCCGGACTCATTTTTGACGGGTTGAGCAAAACGGCACATTTTATATCCACATTTTATTTTTTCGGCGGCGGCTTTCGGATGTTTTCTATGATATCTATAAGTATCATAATTAACGTCTACATATTCGTAACCAGGTAGATTATCATATATATAATTGCCTGCTTCATCTTTTTCTCCCCATTCCTCAACTAAATTACCTGCTAAATCGTATTCACGTGTCCAAACTTTGCTGTCATGAGATAAATTTTCACTAATCATTGAGCTGGGATATAAAGAAGCGTAATCATTACATGCTACTGGATTATCCAAATATAAATCACATTTTGGTTCCAATACTATAGCGCCTTCATATCCTTCATCTAATCCACCTTTTTCAATCACTGGCATTAGCGTTCTTTTTTCGCGACATTTTTTAGCGATATAACTTGTTAACTTTATTCCTTGACCGCGCATAACAAGAAAGTTTATAGGAACGCTGCAAATTTTTGCCATTTCAATAAAACCAGTAAGAATATCCGATTTGTTAAATAAATAATGGACTAGGTTACAATCCTGAATACAATATTTCGCAATTACAGACCTATCATCCGCGGTTCCATTTGTCATTCTAAAAATGTCTTTTGGCGTAACATCGTCTTTCGCTAAACACCAGCGAATTTTCTTTTCGAAATCAGGTTTTACGGTTCCTTCAATGGTAAACTTACCGTTTATTTTATCTACGTTTATTACGCAATATTTTGCCCCATCATCGTAATAATCCACTGAATGACCGATTTCTTCAAAATGAACATAACTACCTGTTAATAGACCTGTCATATTCGAAGTTTTAATAGTAGATTGTTTCTTATCGGCATTTGTATCATTATATTGAATTTCCTTTACAAAATCGCCTATAAAATTACCGGCAACGTAATCTAACTTATATGAAATGAGGTTGGCTTCGCGTCTGTAGAAATTATATAAATCAACTTGTAGTCGTCCATTCATTTTAATAAATCGTAAATCGTGTTGTCCACTCGCTATTTGAATAGTGCTTTCTTCAATCTTCCATCTTCCGTTATCTTTTGTTCCGCAAATTTCTTCTTTGTTTCGAGATAACTTTAAGAAATCTTCGGCGCAATCATTTTCTTCCGCGCGTCGAAACATGAACTCATAATCGAAACCAAATATATTATACCCAATAATTATGTCTGGGTTTTCTTTTTGGACTAATTGTTGCCAAGCAAGAAGCACTTCTTTTTCCGTATTATATGTTTCAACACAACTGTTTTCAATTGCCATATCAGAGCAAGTATTTAACACTAGGCAATGATTGAAATGAGGATCTACGTTACCATAATTCATAAATGTTGAACCTATAAATGTAACCTTATCGCCTTCCAATTTTGGAAATACTTTTCTTAGCGATTCGTTCAGTTCAGTTAACTTGCCTTCTCTTTCAAAATTTTTGTCGCATAGAATCTCTACGATTGTGGCTTTTTTATCCGTGTACGTTTTTATATGGTCTTTATTATTATAATCATCGTCTTCTTCATCCATACCCATTTTTTCAAACATACTTTCAATCGTGTTTTCTTCAGAAGATTCATTTGATTTTAAATTTCTAACCAAGGTTCCTAACCATACTTCACACAATCTTTGTACATCCTCTTTTGACTTGGGTTGTTTTTTCGGATATACTATATCAATTTGTTCCATTTTTTCGTAACCGAATGCCGCTAAAATGACGCGCCTCAATATATTTTTACAAAGTTCTTTCGTCATATCCATTTTCAAGTTTTCAAAATATTCAATAATATTCGTAGCCAATTTTTTATAGGTTTTTATCGGCACTGGAAAATCTCCGTGACTACTGCTCGCCTCAATATCAAAACTCATTATCTTATAAGGAACACGGGTTTCCTTTTCATTTAAAGGTATTATATTCTTATAATTTGTTATAAATTCATAATCGCAATTTACATTTTTAAAACCTTCTTTATTTTCGGAAACCTTTTTTTTATTAATAGCAATCCAACCAGATGGACTAATATCTTTAATATGAAAGAAACGCAATAATGGAGGAATATTCGCTTCATACAATTTCATAGGAGTGCCTTTAAAAATGTATCCGTCTTTTAATAATGTATGACCATTTTGATAGTCTGTATACCATAAATTTTTGGCTTTATTAAAGGACCCCATATTTGCGAACTCGACGTAAATAAATTTATGTTCTTTTCCGCCATCAAACCCGTATAATTTTTTACGTTTTATAATTTTACATTCTGTAACGGATTCACTATAAAATTTGCCCATTTTTTCCTTTAAATGGGTTACAAACTCTTCTTTCATTTTAATAGACCAATTATCATTTACCATTATATAAAAGAACGGTTTATAACCTTCAGCATTGACAGAATAGGTTTTCCCTTTTTCATCTACTCCAAATAATTGTATAATAAAAGTATTTTTGTCTTTATAAGCGTTTTTCTCATCGTCGGACGAATCATTCGTATCTTTCGCATTATACACGTTAAAGTCGAAAATTCTGAAAATGTGTTCCATTTTACGTTTGTTAATTGATTATGTTTATTTGTGTTTATCCCTTTTTAATTTATTCAATTTTATTTAAATCAAATAAATTAAAAATAATTTTCTATTTTTTACGACCGTATTTACAATATTGTCTTTGAGAGAACCCTTTAGGTCTTCGACAATTTATGCTTTTCTTGTATTTCCTTGTCCATTTATGCGAACGTATTTTTTTAGTTTTTCCACCATGTTGTCTCGGTTTATGAAACGTTTTATTTTGTTTATTAGAAAATTTAGATATATTTTTATCGTCCAGTTTTAGTTCCATCCATTCGACAAATGAATCTAAGGTTCTGTTTTTGTTTTCTACGTTACTATCTTCATAATTTTCAAAATTATTATTTTCATAGAAACGCATAGTAGGAAAACCACGTGGTTCGTCTTTAATGTGTTTAAGGAAGGGAGTTAATTGTGTATTAATATCGACTATAGCAACGTCTTCACGATTTATAAATTCTTTGGATAAGGCATTTTCTAATTTTTCCCATTCAGGACGTGTAGCGTTACATGGACCACATCCTCTCATATAAATTAAAATAAATACTTTTTTGCCATGTAAAAAACTATCTAGTTTCTTAAGCACCGACTTGTCTTTTTTATCAATATGTAACAAAACCATTATATTAAAATAAATAGAAAATAAAATCTAACATTTTTATCATTATATAATATAATGACATTGTTTACTTTTTTATTAATATTAGTATTTTTAATAGGTTTATATTTTTACGCAAAAAATGGTGATACTAAATATTCAGAAGGTTTTACAATTGACACGCCAAGAAAACCAAAATGTCCAGATATGCTAATACAAAAAGGTTCTAGATTTTATTTATACAATTCTAAATTGACGCAAGTACCCGGAGTAAATCCAATTGAATTTGAAAATTTAGAAGATTATACTGAGTTTTTAGATTGGCAAAAAAGTCAAAATATAAAATGCCCTGTATTATATTTACAGGAAACATATGATGCCCAGGGAAATCGCGTTTATAAATCAAGACCTAGTGTATCCGAACCACAAGCGGGACTTCCACCGTCTGCGAATCCTCCGGTAGGGATAGCTTCACAAGTGCCTCCATTAATGGAATCCTCTTTGGAACCTGTAGGAGATGAAGCATATCCAAATCCAACGCTTTTAGTAGATGCTACCAGAAACGACCCACCATATAACAGTCAATCTTATCCGTCACATGACCCGTCAAACTATTATATAGGCACTACTACGCCTTTAGATATGATGAACGTTAAACAAGAAAAGGCGCCAATAAGTCCGGATCCAATGGACCCTAACTGGGGAGGCAGTGCGTACACACAATCTTTAGTAGATAAAGGGTATTATAAAGAAAACGAAGTGTCGTTGTATACCCCATAAATGAAGAGAATGTTTCAGAAAATAATTAATTTATTATACAATGTATTAATTATTTTAATTTGTATTTTAATTTGTATTTTTTATTTTTTATTATTGTTTATCTAGATATTTCATAACGCTATTTAATGCTGATTTTGCTTGATTCATTTCTGCTAATTGTTTTATTGAACTTTGAGGATTATTTACGTCAACCGATAAAGTAGTTTGTAACATTAAATTATTAAGCATATCATCCATATTTAAAATAACATTTTCATAATCGGATTTATATTTTTTTATAGATAGTTTATCTGTTTCTTTCATATTTGCCGATTTTATAGTAGCACTATAGGATGCGGCATTCTCTGCGATTCCGTTTTGCTGCGTGATAACGGGATTACCTGATGCGTCTGTAGTAGTCATGCCTTCTTTATAACCATAATTAAAGTTTCTAAATAATAAATATACAACAAAACAAATACCAATAAATAAAAATAGATTCATAAACTCTTTCATATATTATATTTTTATTTTTTTAATAAAAATTTTACAATATTTGATGTACTTGTTTTATTTATTTTTCTAGTTTGGCCTTTACCGTTTGTATATGATATATCCTTTAAACATTCATTGTTTGCTTCTATTTCTTTAATTAAATTTGGGAGGTTTTTGTATTTTTCCATAATAGCAAGTGCGGTGACGGAACTTATGCCTGGAATTTGACACAGCATAATCTCTCCAATGTTATCGGGCGTAATATTTTCCTTCTTAACCTTTTTAATAACATTCACATAATCTTTCTCGCTTTGTTCAACTTCTTCTTTTAGTGGTTCTTCCACTTTCACGTCATTACCTCCTGATTGCGGTTGTGTTTGTTCTGTATCTACGTTTGTAATGGTTACTGTATTGGTAATTTTATTTTGATAGTATGCTTTTTTCCCATTTGTTTCCTTATCTAGCTTATAAGACATATTGCAAATAATACTGGCAGACTCTTCTAAAGAAAAAGACCTAAATACTGAGAACCCTTTGTAATAATTAAGAGAGAACATTGCTGAGTAAAGAGTAAGTTTCTCAACTTTATTCTCAGATTTAAAACGGTTTACACGATTAACATCACCTTCGATTAAATAAATGATGTTATGGTTATGATGTTCTAATCCGTTCAATCTATAAGATTGCTCTTCATATCGTCCATCCTTAATACTCGCCAATAAATCATTTACAGATTTTCTCTCTATGATCAATATATCTTCCGTTTCATTAGCAATAATAACGTCGCCGATTGGTAGAGTTTCGGATTTAATTATACAGTTCTTAAATATCGGAATATTCGCAACCATATGATTTATTTGGTTTAAAAGGTCTTGCTCGCGTACATCAACTTTGATAATCATTAGTTATTAAATTATTTAATAATATCTTATTAAATCATTTTACATAATAAATAATTTATTTAAAAACTCCAGAAAATAAGCGAATATCTTTCTAAAGTTTTTAACCCATGTTTCCACCGTGAGTAGCACTGTATCCATAACGTTGAGTTTGGATAGTTCTATTGGGAATACATAATTTAGGAACAGATTGAGGGGCACCAATTAAAGAAGGATTGCTACTCAAAAACCAACCGATACGAGGTGCTAATCCCGCCTTTTTGTTTCCACCGCAAACGTTAGTTCTATTAACAATTGACGATTGATGGCGAGCCATTTTACTACCAGACATATAAGGCATTTTATATACTAGAAAAATATTAAAAATTTAATTTAATGATTAAATTAATCTAAATATTTAAATATAAACCCACCAGAAGTTTTTCTGGATTTTTTTAAAACTCCGTTAATATTAGATTTTCCTATATCCAATTCTTTTGAAGCAGAAGCGATTGATTTAAATTCTTTTATTAAATTTCCACTTAAATCATATTGACCTATTTTTCTGGTAAAATTATTTCCTAAACCAATCTATTTAACTTATTTACTAAAATATACATTATTATAAAAGATTTAAAGGTAAACACTGTATATAATTAATGATGACCGAACTTAAAATAGCACACGATGACGACATTATCAAGACAGACGAAGGTTTAATATTTAATCCATACAACCCATTAAATATTAAGATTACATTGAGCGAAGTTCAATCTATTCTTTCTAAATATGGGATACCGCCGAACGTCGATAATATGGCACTTTACGAGCGAGCATTTGTCCATCGTTCTTATATTAAACGTCCTAGTTTTGAAAATATTCAACAAAATATCACTATTGTCGAGAGGCCGTCTGATTGTATGCCATTAAGCAGCAAATCGAACGAACGTCTTGAATTTTTAGGCGATGGTGTACTAGAGTGTATAACAAAATACCTATTATATAGACGTTTTCCTAAAGCAGACGAAGGATTTATGACAGAAAAAAAGATTGCAATCGTAAAAAATGAAGCCATCGGAAAGATCGCACTAGAAATGGGATTACATAAATGGTTAATTATTTCTAAACATGCCGAGGAAAAGAAGATAAGGACAAATTTGAAAAAGTTGGGATGTCTTTTTGAATCGTTTATTGGAGCACTCTTTTTAGATTTTAATAAGACGGTTGTTAAAGACGAAGACAATTGGTTTCAGTCCATGTTTGTTACTGGACCCGGTTTCCAAATGGCGCAAAAATTTGTAGAATCGGTTTTTGAAAAGCATATAGACTGGACTGCTCTTATTCAAAACGACGATAATTATAAAAACATACTCCAAGTTAAGATTCAAAAAGAATTCAAAGTAACGCCCCATTATTTACAAATCGAATATGATGAAGAATTCGGATATAAAATGGGGGTTTATTTATGTTTAGGACAACACATATACAATTTGACTCATAGTCATGCCGTCGACATTTCATTCTTTAAAAATTTTAAGGCGGTTCACGATTTTATTGCTGAAAACGGTAAAGCACTAATATTTATGGGTGAAGGGCAACATAAAATTAAACGCAAAGCCGAACAAATCGCTTGTAATGAAGCCATTAAAATTATAGAAACACATTCGAATGAAACCGTAACACTTTAATGTTTAGATTTGTAAAATAATAAAAATTTATATATTTAAATTATATAAGCAATGAATCCTTTAGCTCTATTAAAAGCAAAATTAATGGTAAAACCAAATGTTGAAGAGAGACAACATGTTGCTGTTGTTATAAAGGGTATCAAAAAACCCGTAAAACCTAATACATCAAAAGCAATGGCAAAAGAAAAACAACTAGAGAAACCACAAGAAGATGATGAAAATGGTGAAACCCAAATATCTAAATTAATAATAGAAGAAACTGAAAATAAAGCAGAGGAAGCACTAGAAAATAAAAAACCTTTAATTGTTGATAAAACTGAAAAAGGTTTTGATATTAATGCTCTCAGAAAAAAATTAACTGAAAGTAAAAAAATAAAAGTAATCGTTAAACAAACAATTCAAAACGCAGAAGAAAATCAGACAAATGAACCTATTCAAGTACAACCCATAAAGAGAGCAATACAGAAAAAATCAAATATACCTTTTATAATTGAAGAAGATGAAAACGACGAAGATCAAGTGGCAAATCAAGCAGTGGAAAAGGTCGAAGAACTTGAAAAAGGTGTTGAAGAGGAGAAAGTCGTTGAAGAAGGTATAGAAATTAAACTCCCAAAGCAAAAGAAAAGAATCACCAAAAAGATTGAGAAAGGGGTTGCTATATTAGGTCCTGAAACGCTGATTGAAATAGGAGACACGCCCATACAACAACGTATACCTAAAAAATCTCAGGTCGTTATAATGAAAGCATCTAGTTATTACATGAATAATCGAGAAATATTTATTAATTCTATTAATTCTCTTTTTGCACCATATAAACGCGAGTTAGAAGCCAACTCGGAAAATATATCTTGTGACACTATTGGAAAAACAAATACTAATTTCTCTCTATTAACTCATCAAAAGATTGTCCGAGATTATATGAATCTTTATACTCCTTATCGCGGTTTACTTTTGTATCACGGTTTAGGTTCTGGTAAAACCTGTACATCTATCGGCATTGCCGAAGGAATGAAAGATTCGAAAAATGTTATCATTATGACTCCAGCATCATTACGCGCAAACTATGTGGAAGAACTTAAAAAATGCGGTGATTTAATTTATAAAAGAAATCAATATTGGGAATGGATTTCAACCAAATCAAACCCAGAAGCATTAAAAACCATATCTTTTTTATTAAATCTTCCACAAGAATATATTCATAGACACGAAGGAGCCTTCTTTATTAATATTAAAAAACAATCAAATTATGATGCCCTTAGCGACACGAATAAAAAAATTCTTGAAGAACAAATTAACGAGATGATTAAACAAAAATACACGTTTATTAACTATAACGGTTTGCGCTCTCAGCGTTTAAAAGAAATGACATCCGGATTTACTACAAACATTTTTGACAATAAAGTTGTTGTTATTGATGAAGCACATAATTTAATTAGTCGTATCGTGAACAAACTAAAGAAGGAAAAACCCATTCCCGATGAAGAAAAAAGAAAAAAGAAAGCAAAAGAAGCAAAAGAAGATGGTAAAGAAGATGGTAAAGAAGAAGGTAAAGAAGAAGTAGGGGAAAGTTTATTTGGTGAGCATACTCCTATTAATTTAGCCGTAAAGTTATACTATATGTTATTAAGAGCAAAAAACGCTCGTATTGTATTATTAACTGGAACACCTGTTATTAACTATCCAAATGAATTTGCTATACTTTTCAATATATTAAGAGGATATATCAAGACCTGGAAAATACCTCTGAACGTCAAAACAAATAACAAAATTGATAGACAATCCCTTCACCAAATGCTACTTGGAGAGAAATCACTCGATTATCTTGATTATTCTGCCAGCAGCAAAATTTTAACTATTACTAGAAACCCTTTTGGATTTAAAAATAAAATAAAGATTGAATCGGGATATCTAGGAGTTTCAAACGTAAAAAAAAATGAAAACGGAGAATCGGTTATTGATTCGGAATTCAATACCGACGATGATTTTGAGAGGAAAATAATATCAACACTTAAGAAAAATGATATTGAAATTATACCACAAGGGATTCAAGTTTTAAACAAAAAGGCTTTACCGGATGATTTAAATTTATTCTTAGCACGCTATATTAATGACAGTGATAAAAAAATAAAGAATAGCGATGCTTTAAAACGACGTATCATCGGTTTATCTTCTTACTTCAAAAGTGCTCAAGAAAGTTTGCTTCCAAAATACGATAAACAATTGGGTCTCGATTATCATATTATTCATATTCCGATGAGCGACACCCAATTCAGAATTTATGAAAGTGCTCGTAAAGAAGAAAGATTAACTGAGAAAAAGAAAAAAAAACCATCAAGTGAAGTTGGTGATTTATTTGAAGAAAAATCTTCTACTTATCGTATTTTTTCGCGTTTATTCTGTAATTTTGTTATGCCCGATAGACCTATACCTGAAAGTAGGATTCGACGAAGGGAAAAAGACGAAGAAGAAGACGAAGAAAAAGACGAAGAATCTAAACCAATGGCAAAACTTATTAAAGATGGATCAAAAGTAGCAAATAAACAAGACGTAGACGATGAACGCGAAGGAGAGATTGAAGGGGATGAAATATTAGAGGAAATTGGCGGCGTCGATTACAAAGAACGTCTACAAATGGCCATTAGAAATATCGAAGAACATTCAAACGATTTTTTAACGCCTGAAGCGTTACAAACATATAGTCCGAAATTTTTAAGTATCTTGGATAATATTCAAGACCAAGAACATCTAGGATTACATTTAGTTTATAGTCAATTCAGAACCGCAGAAGGTATTGGTCTTTTCACTTCCGTCCTTAAAAAGAATGGTTTCGCTCAATTCAAAATCAAAAAATCGTCTATCGGTATGTGGGAAATAGATATGAATGAAATCGATGAAGGCAAACCAACGTTTGCTTTATATACTGGAACAGAAACCTCAGAAGAAAAAGAAATGATTCGGCATATTTATAACGGTGAATGGGATGATATTCCTGAAAGCATTGGTCATGTTTTAAAGCAAAAATACCGAAATAATAATATGGGTGAGGTAATCAAGGTCTTTATGATTACATCATCCGGTTCAGAAGGAATTAATTTAAGAAATACTAGATATGTCCATCTTATGGAACCATATTGGCATCCTGTGCGCTCAGAGCAAGTTATCGGTCGTGCTAGACGTATTTGTAGTCATAAAGACTTACCCAAAAATTTACAGACAGTCGAAGTATTTGTTTATATTATGACATTTTCTGAAAATCAATTAAACTCAGATGAAGCGATTGAATTAAAAAGAAAGGATTTAAGTAAATCTACACGCGTTGCCATTACAAGCGACCAATATCTTTTTGAGATTTCAGAAATTAAAGCAAACTTGAATGCTCAACTAACAGACGCTATTAAAGAATCCGCATTTGATTGCTATATTTATTCAAATGGAAAATGCGTTAATTTTGGCGACCCTACCAATGATAAAATGGCATATGTTCCGGATTACGCTGAACAACAAAATGACACTACCGTTCAAGCGAACAAAGTAGCGATTGAATGGAAGGGTAAACCAATTTCCATTAATGGCGTTGAATATGTTTATAGAAGAATGAGTAAGGACGTTCTTGATTTATATGATAAAAAAACATATATGGATGCATTAAAAGACCCTTCAATTGTACCATTGAAGGTTGGTTCATATGAATTGAATGAACAAGGAGAGCATGTTTTGAAATTGATTCAATAAATTTAATATAATAACTATGTTTTTATTTTATAAATATAGTTATTTACCTCTCAATAATTCTAATATTGAATCCATTTTAGAATGGAGATTTTTCATTTCATGTTCTAAATTTGAAATGCGTTGCGTGTCTGAATTCTCTGAAAATGTTAGGTTTATATTGTTCTCTTCTTGTTCTGGTTCTGGTTTTTTATTTACTTTTTTTAGTTTTTTAAAAATATCATCCATCTCGTCATTGTTTTCCAACGGAAGAACATCTGTATTTTCACCCCACGAGACATTTTTAGTCGGTGACCCATTTTTAGTCGGTGACCCATTTTTAGTCGGATAAACTATTTTTTTATTTTCAGGTTCTTCATTATTTAAAAACCTAAATCTTTCCGATTGCTGGGATTGTTCCTGTTTATTTTGTGGTACAAATTTTTCGCTTTTAACTGATGTGTCTTGCGGTTTTAACCAATTGTTTACTTGATTAATATCCGTCTGATAATTCCTATTAAATTGTTCGACTTCGTAATTTCTTTTAGACGTCATTTCTTTTATGATTTTATCCATCTCACCAATAGGTTTATCCGTAAATTTATCCGCGAATTCTGGAACAGGTGGGGCTTTAATCGACATTGTATCTTCAAATTCTTGCTGTCGTTGTTGTAAATCTTTTTCAAAGTGGGATTTTCTATCATTTTGAAGTTCTTCATAAGTAATTAATTCTTTTGCTGGTTGCTCTTCCAGTATTTTAATCTTACTCGGTTGATGTGGATGATTTTTTTTGATATAATTCAAAATAAGCAAAATATATTTCTTATTCAGTTCAATTAAATTATTGGTTTTTGTCTTTTCTGTTTCAAAAAACCCTTTTATGTTTGTAGAAAATAAATTACCTACGTTTGATTGAATATCTCGTGATAAAAATTTGAATATTTCTTCGTCGCTAATTACGTCCCATAATGTATTTACGTTTTCTTTCGTTAAAAAGTTATTGATATTCATTAAATATATAATTATATAATTATATTTTTATATATTTATTTGTTTTTATTATTTTCTTCCATTTAATATTTTATAACAGGTAATATTTGATTTATTATTTCAAGAGTGGTTTCAACAATAAACGCTTTATCATCGTTTACGCCAAGACTTACAAAAATCCGGTTATCCAATTTACATAAACTTAATGCGGTTTCTATATAAGAATAATTAAAAAATACAAATTCTTGCGATAATTGTATATCATCTGTAACCAAATCAAATAACAACCATCTATGATATGTTCTCACTCTATCCGTATGTATTAAAAATAAATAATAATTATTTTTATAATGTACTCCATTTGTAGAACCAAAATAATCTTTTAGTATTACAAGTTTTACGGGAGGCACATTTATTTTCCTTGTGTTAGAGTCATGTATATTTTTTATTAAAAATGGGAACAAGTTATAAATGACAAAAGCAGTATTGTTTTTATTTTTATCTAGATAAGGCATCCAATACCTTTCAAGATTATTTGGTTTACAACTTGTAAACGAGTGAATTTTATTATTTTCTAGTTTCGCATAAAATATAGACGGATAACCTTTTGGGTTGCATTCCGGTATAACAGCCAATATAGAAGATGAATCTATGAACTGGACATCCTCTAATCCTTTCCAATAAGAAGGATAAATTGGAATATTATATTTGTACTCTATATTAGTTGCGCTAAATTTATCCATTTCGAATGGTTTATTTTCCTCTATTTTACCTGACAATAACACATATATAGAATTTGAGTAGTCTTCATAAATTATTGTTTGTTTGTTGTAATATTTTCTATAGTTTATTAATCTTACCAGTATTTTTACATTTCCATTATTATCAATGTTCATAGATGGACAAGTTTCAATATATGCGTTTTGATTTCCAAACCGGTCTATGTAAAAACGTTGTTGTAATATTATAGGGTATATATTTTTTTTCGATAAAAATATGGTCATAATAATTATTTATTTATATAGATACATATACAATACTATTTTTAAATTCTTAAATTCTTAAATTGTATATGTATTCAGTTTTGTTTTTGTTTTGTTTTTATTATTTATTATAGGTCATCATTAAAATAAACGTGTCTGAATTTATTTATATACTCATCCTTTAAAACATGTGTCTTTAAATAATGGTCTGTCGTTTTATCTTCCAACATATGAACTATGAAATAAAGAGAATATACGCCACATTCTGTATTTCCATATTGATGTTCTACGCCTTCATTGCTGTCAAATTTAAATACCTTTTTGGGGTTTAATTTAAGTCCTTGCTCTTTAATACGTTCTACCAATTTCATTATTTCAGGAGGTGCTTTATCGCCAACGCTATCAAAAAAGAATATTGAATTATTCTTTATATTGACAAACATTGATATCCAATGTTGCCCAGGTTTATCATGAGGGTCTGTGTTGAATATAATTCCTACCTTGGTTTTTCCATTTTTAAGTTGGGTTTCAACGCTAAAATTACATAATTCGTCCCAAACGCATTCGCCATATAATTTTTTTGTATCAAAATCGATCGGACTCGGTCCAATAAAATCAAAGCATTTATATGCTTTTTCATATTGTTTCATTACGTCCATAATCTCTATACTGGACAACCATTCATTTGGGTTTTTTTTCCATTCTTCCGGAGATTCTGGGGCGAATGAGTCAGCCGCATCGCTTTCGATTTTTCCAAATTCACCTTTTTGCTTAAGCCAGCACGATTCTTTATTACAAACGCCACCTAGCATTTCACTTATTCGCTTATGAATTTCCTTCGGCGAGTTCGTATTAATTTTTGCGTCAGGGTGGCGAGCATTCCATAAATCTCTTAGTCTTAAAAGGGTTTTATTTGTATAACAGGAAAAATGGTTTATTTCGTTTTTGGGTTTTGGACTACAATTTAGCTTTTGTAGTTTAACTGATTTATTGTGGCGTTTATGATCGTGATCGTGGACATTTTGTTTGCTGCTTTTATTATTGCCACCTGAAAGTTTTGTGTGTTTATTTTTTCTTGTTTTTTTTGAATTACTTTTCTTCATTTTCCTTTTTTGTATTTTTGTCTTCATAAATATTGTTGATATTATTTTTTATTCCTTTATTTTTAAGTTGTGGGTCATTTAGATTTATCTCTTTCTGTTTTGGTATTATAAGTTGCGGTAGTTCTTTTGTAGGTTTTGTTTTGGTTCTTTTGACGTATTTATCTAAAGTAGGCACTTCTATTTTTACGGAACGCAATAAAATAGCATCGGCATTTTCAACCGCATTATTAGAAATGTCTATATCTTCATTATCTATTTCTGTTTGCTTATTTTCTTTTTCTTCTGGAATATTTTCATAATCGTTATGTTCGGATTGTATAATATCATTGCTATCAAGTATCTTAAAATAATTAATGGTTGCGTTAATATAATTGTCGTAAGCATATTTAACGTCTAACGGTAATTCCTGTTGTGTTTGCGCGTTTCCTGATATAATATCCTTAAATAAATTATATATGCGTTTTCTATAAAACTTCCTCTCTTCGTAATTTACTTGCTTTGATTTTTTATTTATTATTTGATTGTTATACATCTTTTTATTCAGTAAACAATCTAAAGTTATTTGATTAATTAATGTTTCTGACATATATACTTAAATATCAAGTTTTTTTTTGATATTTAATTTATTGTTTTTATTATGGTTTTTATTATGGTTTTTATTAATACTAATATATAATATACGCTTTATATACACCACCGTTCTTTATTTTACTTACCCATATTGTTTCCACGTTATATATTGTTTTTTGTAATTTACACTCTTTCATATCATTAATTTTATTCATTACGTCTTCTAGTTTCATATTGAAATCTACTATTTTCCCATGTAAAATTTTATTGTTTTTTTTGGGGACATTGCTTATTTCTAAATTTTCCGAATAAGCATCTATTTTTTCTATTAAAGCATAACCGTCATTTATATCATATATTGGGTTAATTTTATTTAATAGACTACAATTAGTGAGATTTTTATAGAAAAAAAATAATACCATATATTAGGGTTTTATTTTTTTATTCCTTTTTACATTTAACATTTTTGGTTTGTCAAATCACGAACCTGAACTCTTGTTGAATTCATAAAAATCCCGGAACCAACTATTTTTGTGCTAGGGTTTGGATTAAATTCTGAAAAATGCTCTTGCTTAAATAATAAATCATGCGGGCTTGACTGCGTTTTTGTTTTAAACGCATAATCGTATAAATCACTGTTTGAAGAAGGAACGTAAACGGCTTGGCTACACTTTTGAAGAGCATAAATTTGGTTTCTTAGTTCAGATTCTTTATTTATATTAGATGCGAAACCAGACCATGGAGAGGTTGTATTGCCTGGATTAAATATGTTATGAACATTATATGTTGGCATTTGTTGTAATGGAACGGTAGTAGGCTTCCTTGGATCTACTATTGGTAAATGTGAATATTTTGTCATTACAGGTCTTGCGTCTAAATATGGCTGTAGCATTTGAGACGGAATATTCCTATTGTATATTCTTTCATTTGTTTGTGTATGTATTTTTGAATTACTAATTTCGCTATATGGGTTATTCATTGATATAAATATATATTATTTTATTTACTCAAAACAAATTTAATGGGTTAAATGGATTAAATGGAAAATATACAAAATGGAAAATTATATAAAGATGATTAAATATAATAACATATAAAATATGTGTGGTATTTTTACTCTTCTTAATAATTCAAAATTCGATACTGATATAATTCATCGTGAATTTATGAAGGGACAAAAACGTGGTCCGGAATTTTCTAAATTAGAAACAAGTTATAAAAATACGGTTCTAGGATTTCATAGACTCGCCATTAACGGACTAAACAATGAATCAAATCAACCATTGGTAATTAATGACGTTCTCCTGATATGTAATGGAGAGATTTATAACTATAGAAAATTATACAAGTACATGAATATCAAACCTACGACAATGTCCGACTGTGAAGTTATTATTCATCTTTATATTAAATATGGATTAGAGCAAACCTTAACTATGCTAGAAGGTGAATACGCTTTCATCTTATATGATAATCGTGATACAGACAATTGTAAAAAACTATATGTCGCGCGTGACCAATATGGAGTTAGACCTTTATATTCTCTTAATAGCGTAAATACGCGTAATAGTGTAAATACACATAATAATATTTTATACGGATTCGCCTCTGAATTAAAGTGTTTGGAATATTTTCATAATAACGGAGATAGTCAAACGTCGAGTGTTAATCAATTTGAACCAGGCACATATAGTACCTTTAATTTAACTTATAAGAATGAACATGGTGATTTGAATTCTGGTGAATGGAAAATAGAAAAAGAAAATGTCCCTTATTTTATTTCAGGGTTTCCTCATAGTTGGCTCATAAATAATGAACTAAATAACGATTTTATTCTAAATATGTGTTCTAAGATTTCCGCTTATTTACATGCTGCTGTAAACAAAAGATGTCTTACAACTGAACGCCCGATCGCTTGTTTATTGTCTGGTGGTCTCGATAGTAGTTTAGTTGCTGGATTGGTGAATAATTATCACAAAACGCATAATTTGCATTACAAAAAATTAGAAACTTACAGTATTGGTCTAGAAGGATCGGAAGACTTAAAATATGCCAAGTTTGTTGCAGATTATTTGGAAACAAACCATACTGAAATTATAGTTACAGAAGATGATATGTTTAATGCTATTCCTGAGGTAATACGCGCAATTGAGAGTTATGATACGACAACCGTAAGAGCAAGTATTGGCAATTATTTATTGGGAAAATATATTTCAACACATTCAGATGCTAAAGTTATTTTTAATGGAGATGGGTCAGATGAATTATTCGGCGGATATCTTTATATGAATAAATGCCCGGATGATATTGAGTTTGATAAAGAAACGAGACGACTTTTAAAAGACATGTACATGTTTGATGTTTTAAGGTCCGATAAATCTATTTCGTCGCACGGACTCGAACCCAGAACCCCATTTTTAGACAGAAGTTTAGTGAATTTTATTCTCTCTATTCCGCCTGACCTTAGAAATCATAAAAACTACCCTCAAACTACTAAAACGTCTGACAATATTGTCGTTGAAAAATACATTTTAAGAAGAAGTTTTTCTAAAAATAATTTTAAAGATTGTAAAGGAAATCAAATTATTCCAGATAATGTTCTTTGGAGAAAGAAAGAGGCCTTTAGTGATGGCGTTAGTGGTCAAGGACGTTCACTGTATCAAATATTACAAGAAAAAATCGCGAATGTTATGAATGCGAATGCGAATGAGAATTGCGATAAATACGAGTGTTGTATCGAAACGGAGAAAAAATATTACAAGGCAATATTTGATGAAGCGTATCCAAATTGTGAACATATATTGCCTTATTTCTGGATGCCAAAGTATACAAACGCAACGGATCCTAGTGCTAGAACGCTTCAATTTTATTCCGAAAATTAAACCGGTGTATAAATCTATATTATATCGAGTTTATTGCTTATTGCTTATTGCTTAAAAAAAGGCACCAAATAAATTAAATTGTTTGTATATTATAATTATATGAAGCAACTACTTCACAAATATCAAGAAATGCTATTTAATCTTGTAATATATGTCACGTATATTTTAGTCATTGTATCTACTGTTGGACTGTCTGAAAATGCTCCGCGTTATTTATCCATTATAGATTATTACATTCGTATATATATTTGTTTGTTTTTGATTTGGCGTTTTAATCCTTTAAGACGTAGTTATGAGTTTACTGATTTAGACCGTAAAATAGCATTTAGTGCGGGTGTGTTTATTCTTACTACAACCGCATTAAATCAATATGTGAATGAGATTAAAAAATATGTATCAAGTATTTTTGGAGCCGAAAATAAATCTATTGAGGACAAATGAAGAAAACAATAAAACAATAAAACTGGTATTTTTAGATTTTATTTTTTAAAGTTTTATTTTTATTTTTATTTCTATTTTTTATTGTTTTATTCTTTTTTGAAATACTAAAAAACTCGTGTAAATGATTTATAATCTGTTTCCCTATTATTTTATCCAATTCATATTCTTTAGGGTTTTTTTCAATGCATTTGTATCTATATTGTTTTATCTGTTTCATTATAGTATTATCAAATTCCGTGTCGCCATTTATTAATTTAACGCCTATTTTACTAGTCTTGAATTTTTGAATCATATATTCAATTTCTAAATCGTAATAATATGGTTTAACGTTAATATAGTATATATTATCGTTTGACATTTCCGGATAAAAGGTATCGTCTAAAAAGCATATTTCAGCCGTTTCAGGTATTTTTGTACATTTAATTAAATCATTATGGGTTTTATTATGAGTTGTCCTACATATTTCGACTTGTTTTCCGTTAACCTTAAATGCCGCTATTATTTGGTCGATTAATTTGAAATTTATTTTTGATTCAAAATAACGCAAAATATGGTTTGCCCACTCTCTCGGGCCATTGTTGTTCGTATAGATCATCATTTTATGGCAACACTTCGATTCTTTTTTCGTCTTTAAGTAGTTCAATATATTTATTATATTTGGTCTCAAAAATTCTGGGAATAAATCCAATATATCATCAAAATCGCTTTGCTCCAATGGCGGTTTATTTTTATTTTTTACGTAATATGTCAAACTATCCCAAAACATACCGAACTCTGTAAAATACCCTAGAGTTTCATCTAAATCAAATACTACTATTTTCATACTAATATATATTTAGGTTTTTGCTTTTAAAAAAAACTTAAATATACAATTATTTTTTTGTTATTTTTGTTATCCTGGTTATTTTATTATTTTATTTATTAATATTAAGAAACTTATGTCTGAATTAACTAAAGAAGATTATAAACAAATTTTAGAATATTATAAAAAAAAAATACCAAAATCTGAAAGATTACTTAAATTACAAGCTGAAAAAATTTTAGCTTATAAATTATGTCGTTGCATTAAAAAGGTTGATAAAACAAATGAAGCACGTGCCATCGGAATATGTACTAAAACAATTATAAATAAAAAAGGATATACTCGAGGTAAATTTACTTGTAAAAAATCACCTACTGTAAAACTGAGCAAAACCATAAGGAAAAAATAGGGTTTTTACGCCTTTTAACATTTCAAACGCCGATTATTTATAAAAAAATTGATTTAAAATTATTATAATTATAATTTATATTATTATAATAATGTCAAAACCAGATACAACTAAAACATTTGTAGATAAATATGAAGATGAAATAAAATACTTTACAAATAATTTAATTAATAAAGAAATAATAAGTGAAATACCAAAAGAAAAATATGAAAATATATTTAAGGATATTTATGAAAGAAGACCAGAAAAATATGAAAATATATTTAAGAGCGCTAAAGACCAGAAAATAGGTCCCAAAAGTCAAATGAGTTATTATTTATATAAAACGTCTTATAAATAATCGGCGTTTGAAATGTTAAAAGGTGTAAAGGTAGGTTCAATTATATTTTGACCAAAGGTTCAATTCTATTTTGACAAATGGTCTAGCGCCGATAATAGAACCATTTCTTGCTCCGTTAATTTTTGAAATATTAAATTTTTGTCCATTGATATTTTAAAATGACGTATTGGGAAACCGTAATTTTTACAAATACAAAATACACCATTGTCCGTTATCTTCATTTCACAAAATAATGCACCTTTTGTTAGTTGTATATCATTTGGGTCTTCAATAGGGATCCATCTTATATACGATCCATATTTTAACTCATTCATCTCATCTATGTATTTGTATTCTTGTAATTTATTTAATAATTCTAAAGTTTCTTTTTTTGAAAGTTGTAATTCCTTTAAAATATTTAAATTCATTTCTTTTATTTTTTTTGTTGTAAAATTTAAAAGTAATTCATTTGATTCGTCATCTAATGCTTTTAATAATTTATTTACGTCCA